AAGTAACGAACTAGAGATGCAAGTTTAAATGTGCCTTCATATTCTGGAAGACCTCTTTCCATGACCCTAATAAGTTCTTCTGGGTCTACAGATTCCATACGTATATCTACTTTACCATCTTGATTAAGATATGCTTTAAACGAAAATAATTCGGCTAATCTATTCTGTGCCATAAACTGTATCCAACTGATGTATCTTTACGTTGTAGCAGTCAGCTTTAAATCGAAACTTATTATCAGGATCGAGTTCACCTTTCTTATGATACTTTGCTTTCTCAAAGTATTCATCTTTCATTATCTTTCCCAGTATCCAAGCTTTTGAGAAATCATTCAACACACGAACAAATACATACATATCACATTTCTGTTTTGTTCCGTGCGCCGCAATGCTACAGTCATAGTTTACTTTGGGTTCGGAGTTGCAACGTTTTGTTTTGACATCGATCTTGTTGCCGACCTTATCAACTATATCATAATCATATGTGTTCTGTTCTTTTGCACCTATGTAATCCGTTACAACTATCTCTCCGATAAACCCAGCAAGGTTGCCCCCACCATTTGTAATAGAGTTTGCTATGCGACCCATATCAATAGCTTTCTTTCTTGCTCTGATAAACTGATCACCAGAAACTTCTAATTCTATCATGCAACTTCCCCAATATCTACAACTTCACACGCATCAGATGTACATGCCAGTTCTCGACTTCCTGTTGTACCATCTTCTTTTTCATATATGGATAACTTGCTGAAGTCAATCTCTTTTGGTGTTTTCAGTAATGCAGATGAATACTCTGCTTTCGTACAATCTTGATATGGTGCTTGTTGATATGTATGATCATCATAAGGTAAGAATGATATGCCTGATATTATATCGAAGTTTTCGTATACCCATGCACCTACATCCATCCATTCATCTTCTTTCACTGTAACAGTTATAGATGGTTTGTGTTCACACCAGTGTTGTGCATATATTTTCCATAGTTCTAACTGTTCAATAGCTGATACATCTTTACGTACAGTAGCACCTTTTGGAGACATTGTAGGAAATGAAAAGACCGTAGTGTAATCAGGTTTCATTACATCAGGTTCGTTCATCACTCCTTCATCTTTCATAAGCTTTGTAAGAGGATCATTGTTATCTGCTCTTACTGTTCTTATGTAATACTCACTATGTCTTGCGTGTATACCACTGGCTGAGTTAGTCAGCTGCGACACAGTGCCTGAGGGTTTTACACAAGTTATCGCTGCACTCTGAGGGATACCCAGTAGTTTTGCATACTCTTGATTTGTATGGACTGATTGGTCTTTCATTTCTTTTAGCCATCTTGTAGAATCTATAGTTTTTGATAAAACTGGATGATCCATTATACCAGTTAATGATACTCCTAATAATCTTTCTTCCTCTGTGTTTTGTTTCCATATCTTCCTCAAATATTTAAAGTTAGTTAATGTTGATTGAAATGTTCCTAGTATGGTAGCCATACGAACTTTTTGTTTTAGATCCTGTAGCGTATCATCACTACGAACTATTACTTCTGATAAGTTGCAAAACTGATATGGTCTGAGTATTATTTCAGAACAAGGGTTTGTACCCCAAGCATGTCCTGTTTCTCTACGACCATTTCGTGCAACTTGTTTGTCTGATGCTTCACGATTAAACATGCCACGCTCACCAGACTTTGATTCATACAGAGATACCCATTCACGCATGAACGTACCCATCTCTGGTTTAAACTTGTAGGATACACTGTTGTTTGCCAAAGCACGTTGACCTTGTGTTTCCCACCATGTTCCAGACTTAGCATGTCTCATCTGGTCATCACCTAAGTTAGATAGGCTGATTAGTGCTGATCGTCTAACACCACCAACCACAACAACCTGCCCAACTTTACACATAATATCGTGACACTCTATTGGATATAGTTTGCGGCCACTAGCTTTTTTAAAAGTATTTATTGTAAAATCAAATAGTTCTACAAGAGGTTCTGGTCCTGATGCCCTGCCACCCATAACCTTTAGCTTTGCTCCTGCAGGTCTAACAGATGACACATCCCATGTGGGAATCTGCCCAGAGTATAGTAATGCAACCAACTCTTTGTAGGACTTTGCCCATCCCATACGACTATCTGCAACTGTAATAACTGTATCACTGCGATGAAAGTTCTCTGCAATGATTGGTAGTTTATCTACATTCTCTCGTTCTACTGAAAATCCAACACCTGTACCACACATCAATATGTACATGCACTCATCAAACGCTCTAGGATGATCAACAGGAATATAACTACAATTATATCCACAGATATTATCTCTGTCTAGTGCTTCTCCTGCAGTCATCATCGCTCGCATAGATGGCATTACTTTAAGATCTAATATATATTTATACATATCCTCTCTTAAAACATGATCCATACTAAACTTAAATTTACTTTTAAGATGATCATCTATATATGCCACATATCTACTAACAGTTTCATTCCAATCTTCTCGTCTTTTCTCTTCTTCATTCCAACGAGCATAGCGTGATTTGTGTATGAAGTCTTGGTACGGTGTTGGTAAATTTTTCATGTTTGATTATTTCCTTTCATTTCTTCTTCTAATTTTAATTCTATTAGTTTTTGCAAATACCACTCTGCTTTACGTAGATCTTCTGTTGGTTTACCTTTGTATCTATATCTCCAAAGGTATTTAATTATTACTCCCTGTAGATAAAATTCAAACCCACTATTTGTTGCCGATTCAATAGCATCAATACATTCTACTTTACACTGGTTATAATGTGGTGGTTGGTTGACCATATCTTTCTTCATTGTTTAGCTCCAAAGTCTACTTTAATTACATTATCTTCTGCAGGAATATAGTCTTTGTTTTTTATTCTTACTAACCCTAGTTTTAAAATTGATCCCAAATCTATTTCCATCATCTCTAATATACCTTCCTGTGCTATTGCAGCAGCACAAGGAAGTTCACCTTCTTTGTATGAACTGGTCGTATCATACGCAGTTAGCGTAAATGTATCATCATCCATTTTATGTAGTATTATGTAGTATCTATCTTTCAACAGTGTTAACTTCTCTATTTCTTTTTCTTTATCACTCATTTTTTAACCACTCTCTAGGTACAGTTTTTTCTGCCCAATCAAACCCATGCCTGTTGCACCAATCACCATAGGTTGTTTTACTACTCTTATATAATTTATTTTTTGCATTTGCAAACACAAACCTAATATCACATTCCGGGTGTTGTTGTTTGACAAGTAACATCTTGGATCTATCCTCACGTGTTAGATGACCTTTTGCTTCTATGTATATGTTTGTTTCTGGTATATAGAAGTCTGGTGTATAGTGTCTAACCTTTGGAACATATGGTAACTTGATTGTTTCGTATTGAAACTTAGCTCCCTCTTGCACCATCTTAACGGCTACGATTTTTTCAAACTGTGATCTGTATACAGGCATTACGAGAATGTCTCCCTTATGTATTCCATTCTTTTTGATAACGTCTTTGCCACTTCTGGGGAACGTTTTTCTAAAATCTCTAGCTCCCTTTGGAAAGGTGAAATCGGTAGGCATATAACAGTTTGACTCCATAAATAATCATTAATCTTTTTAAATTGTTTCAACAACAAACTCTTATCTCGTGACTGTGTTTCTTCTCGTAGATAGCCATCATCTGTATAGTTCTCACGCAACGTTATAGGGATGCCTTTGAGATGCCCTCTTAACACGGCTATCATTCTACCACCACCAAACTCTTTATGTGACTCAACATATAGAAAAGCAACATGTGGGTTTATTGTAATAAATTCTAAATCATAATCATCTGTATATACCAGTGGCATTATATGCTCCTCTGTACATATCGTGTATACCAAACTTGTGGTGGAGATTTTGCTTTCGATGTTATACGACTTTCAAGCCTTGCATCCTGCCAACAATGTTTCTTGTATTCACAGAAAGAACAAAGCTTTGGCATAAGTCTGTTCTTTGTGCGTACAATCTCACCATCTTTCTTGTATGTTTCCCAATCATCTTTAAGTTTTGCTTTCTTGAAGTCTGCTCTTTTAACAACTTTAATAATATCTTCAGCCTGTTGCAAAACTCTCTTTCGTTCAGATCCATCATCCTCTGGTGCATCTACAACTGCCCACTC